GTCAGTTAAGTACCCGGGGGTATAATTCTACAGTTCAGCCAGGTAATAAAATCTTAACCAGAAGTTCTACAGAATAAGCCGTATATTATACTGTACCCCAATCTGTTCCTATGAAAACCCTGTTATTAACTATCTTTGTTGTATTCTTCGGCTGTAAAGACCCAGAGAAGCCCCTGACCGGCCATATACCCTTTATCCTGGTCAATAACATCCCTGTTGTACAGGGGACCCTGAATGGTAAGAAAGTAAGCTTCATTGTGGATTCCGGAGCCAGTATATCTGTACTGGACCTTAACCAGCAAAAACGTCTGAAATTCTTAAGTTATGAGTCTAGCAGCTCTGCCGTGGGATACGGTGGGGTAGCCAGTTTCCGCTCTGCACAAGGGGTAGATCTACTTCTGGGAGACAGTGTCCGGGTCAAGACAGACTTCCGGGCCCAGGATCTTTCAGAGCTAGTGTCTATGATCAAAAAAGAAGAAGGAGTACACATAGCCGGTATCCTAGGCTCTGATGTATGGAGGAACCTTCATGCTGTCATAGACTATAAACACTGCTTATTGATAGTTACCAAACGGTAACCTAGTAACCTCTTGAAAATATAATACTAACCAACCCGCAAGTTCTGATGTTGTACATTTTACTTGCACACTTATAACGATTAGCTCTGATTATGTTTAGTGAACTACTATTTAACCAGGCCAATGATCTCTGGGCCAAAAAATGGAGAACTGAGATCATCTGGGTCTTAAGAAATTCTCCCCAGCGGTTTTCCCAGATCAAACAACAGCTGCCCGGCTGCTCGGTAAAAATGCTTTCTGAGTCTCTGCAGGAGATGGAGGAAAAAGAGCTTCTAATCCGCATCCAGTATAACACTATCCCCGTAAAAGTAACCTACGAACTGAAGCAGGATATCATACCCCTTATACTATCTTTGGTTGTATACCGCAAGTTTCTAGCCGGTTACTTCCTCACCAATAGAGAAAAATTTAATATAACTTGTTTAGAGGAAATTAGAGAACTGGAGCGTATTAAGCTAACCGGGGAGTAACCAAATAACAGTCTAAAATCTATAACAAGCAGTCGTACAATACAGTACGACTTTTTTTTGTTTTGTACAATTTACACATAAGGGGAACTTTTTATACACAGAATATTGTATATGTAGAGGTAACTGGTAAATTTGTAGAGTTTAAACTTATTCAGTATATTATACTGTACCCTAATCCAAGAAAACTATGATACACAGCTGCAGAATCCATTGTCACACCATGGACACGGAAAAGGCTGACCTGATGGGTATCAAAGATACCGGTAAGTGGCTGCCCTTTGCATTTCACATGGATGTTGTGATTGCCTGTAAAGTAACCTCAGACGATCCTTCAGAACCTGTGGTAGACTGTACTACCATCTTTACTGACAGCGGGGATACGTATATCATTGACACCCCGTATGACCGGTTCTTCACGAAGTTTAAAAAATACCATGATACAGAAGAGGAAGACTCATCTTCCTTGGATCTATAATAAACCAACCCAATAAACCATGAGTACAGAACAAACCACAGAAGAAAAAAAAGCTCCCTCCAAGGAGGAGATTCTTAACTATCTGCAAGAGCAGATTGAAGTTAAGAAAGTGCAGCTGGAACTCCAGCAGTTAAGCAGCCAGCTGGCCATTGCCAAGGCAGAAGAACTGAAAGCTCTGGCTTTTATAGCCCAGATTACCAACCCGCAGCAGGAAGAAGAAGAGGACGAACAGGAGGAGAGCCAGGCTGCCAAGACCAGGACCCTAAAAAAAGATAAGTAATGGCCCTTGTAAACCAAGTAGAAAAAAGGGTCAGAATGAGTGCTTGGCAGATTGTTAGATACCAGATTCTTACCCATTGCTACCTATATGACATCCCAGTAAGTGAGGCAGATCTAAACTGCCTCACCTTTCTGGCTATGGAAGGAGAGCAGGAACTGACCAGTTTCTGTAACAAGGCCTTTGATAAGAAGATCTTTTCTTCTACCCAGTCAGTGAGAAACTGTTTGACCAAGTCTGAGAAAAAAGGCCTGATCAAAAAAGAGGGTAAGAACAAGAAGAAGATTTTCATACACCCTGACCTGAAGATCTCCACAAACGGTAACATCTTGCTGGACTTTAAATTCCTGAGTGTTGAAGCCGCTTAAAGCCAAAGAGCTTATCCCTAAAGTGGTCGCAACTTGCGGCCTCAAACAGGAAGAGGTAGAAAACATTATTGGCTTTTACTGGCATGAGGTCCGTAAGTCCCTGAGTGCTCTAGAACACTCCAGGGTACACCTTACCAACCTGGGAGATTTTACCATCAAACACTGGAAACTGGATGATAAGATCCAGATGCTGGAAAAGTTTGAGGAGAACAACCAGCAGAAAGGCCTGCAGAAAATTACTGCCAGGTTCAAGACCGCTGAAACCCTGTATGATCTCAGGAACATAAAGAACCTGATCAACCAGGAGAAACAGCGGGCAGACTTTATCAAAATGCATAAATCCATATCTCATGAAACTAGGAGAGAACATGATCCGGGTCTGGAAAGCCAAGGGTCAGATTCTGGAGGGAATTAAAAACTCCATCTTCCGTAAGGATGACGTAGAAGAAATAGCACAGGGACGGATGTTTATCTGTACCAACTGTGACACATTTGATGAGTCAGGCTCTGGTTGCCTGGCTCCGGGTACCCAACCCTGCTGTAACCAGGACAAGGGAGGCTGCGGCTGTTCTTTAAAACTCAAAACCCGCTCTCTTTCCTCCAGCTGCCCCAAAGGACACTGGCAGGCTGAGATTTCTCAGGAAGAAGAAGACTTTTTAAACACACGCCTGGGTATTTAATGGAGGATAACTCTACCATACAACTCTCAGTAGTACACTCCGTGTACAAGAACAAGACCATCTACCAGAAACTGGAAGGTGGTGAGCTGTACCCTGAACAAAAAGAAGTCCTGGTCAAGCAGATTCGGGTCAAGAAATGGTTCAGGAGGGAAGCCATTGTTTCTGTTGAGGAGTATGTAAACTCCAAGCATAAAGTATGTCCCAACCGCTCCGTCATTTTTGACAAGTTCTCCGGTCGTTTCTACGCTACCTATCATAGTCCCCAAGAAGTATTACAACACATAGATCCAAAGACACCAACCAACCCTATAGGATTCCATAAGTATGATTCTAACATTTACACACCAAAATCACAAGTACAGCAGCATAGAACCAGACGGTATTGACTGGATATCTGTGACCAGCTTTATAGGAAATTTTAAACAACCATTTGAAGCAGATAAGATTGCTGAGAAATCTGCTAAAAACAAAAAGTCCAAATGGTTCGGCATGACCCCGGAAGAAATCAAGACCGCCTGGAAAGCCGAAAGTAAAAGAGCCGTTGACCTGGGTACCTGGTACCATAACTGCCGGGAACGGGACATCTGTGAGCTGGACAATATGGAACGCAGGGGAGCTGTAGTTCCTGTATACAAGCCGGTAGAAAAAGAAGGGATCAAGTATTCCCCGGACCAAAAGTTACTTAATGGTGTATATCCTGAACATTTGGTATATCTGAAATCTGCCGGTCTTTGTGGTCAGTCAGATTTAGTAGAAGTAATTGATGGATATGTACACATTACAGACTACAAAACAAACAAAGAAATTAAGTCTGAGGGTTTTACCAATTGGGAAGGTAAAACTCAGAAGATGCTGGCCCCGGTCAGCCATCTGGATGACTGTAACCTGAACCACTACACCCTGCAGCTCAGCCTGTACATGTTCATGATCTTAAAGCATAACCCCAAGCTCAAGCCTGGGACACTGACCATTCATCATATTCTTTTTGAAGAAGTAGATAAAGATAAGTTTGGTAACCCGATCACAGCTCTGGATACCAATGGAGATCCTGTTGTTTTGGATATTGTAGTTTATGACTTAAAGTATTTGAAGAACGAAGTAATTAGCCTGCTACACTGGCTGGAAGATAACCGTCATAAACTAATTGCTAAACACTAATGAAAGAGCCCAACAGAGTGAGAAAGAATGAGATCAGGTTTGGTGTACAACTGAACAGTGAACAGAAGGAAGCTAAACAACTGATCCGTGAGAATCAGGTGGTGGTCATTACAGGCCGGGCCGGTTGTGGAAAGTCCCTGGTGTCTGCACAGGCAGCCCTGGACTTCCTGTTTCAAAAACAGATTGACCAGATCCTGGTAACAAGAGCTACGATAGAAGTGGGTAACTCTCTTGGACTACTACCTGGCACACTGGAAGAAAAGTTCAATCCGTACCTGGAGGCGTTCATTGAGAACATGCAGAAGTGTATAGACAAAGAACGGGTGCAGGAGATCATTAATCAGCGTAAGGTAACTGCTATGCCGGTACAGTTCATCCGGGGTAAGACCATTGATGATGTACTGATCGTGGAGGAAGCACAGAACCTGACTAAATCACAGATGCTGGCTATCCTGACTCGTCTCGGTAAGACCGGAAAGATCATCATTAACGGAGATAACGAGCAGAAGGATATCCGTGATGAGTTTAACGGTCTGAGCTACGTGATTGAGCTGAGTAAAAAGATTGAAGAGATCAAGTGGATCAAGCTGAAAGAAAACCATAGGTCTGACCTGGTAGGTAAGATCCTGGAATACGAATACAAATGAGATCTAACCTTTTAGTAACCAGAGCTGATGAAAGTCAGGGCATTGATATACTGTCAGAGCTATTTAAAAAAAAGTATTCGGATGTCAATGCATCTAATGCTTTAGTGGTAATGGTTTCTCCTGATTATTCTGCCTCAGTTGCCATGCATCTGGCTCACGCTTTAAGTAAAGACGGAGAAATGTGTGATATACTACCCATTCACGTGCCTTTTCCAGACGAGCCTGTTGACAAATACATCATACGGGCTGAGATGGATCTTAGAAAACAACTGGTCTTTGAAGAAAGGGAGTATGAGCACTATGTTCTGGTGGAAGCTGGTGTGATAAGAGGTGGAACTTATACCTGGCTTACGGAAGTATTTAACCGGGTATGTACAGGATCTAAAGTTATTACAGTAGCTCTGTATGAAAACATACACAGTAAGTTCCAGAGTGATATTGTAATGAAATACTATGATGCTGACGAGCATGATCTTACATTCTATTTTGAACAAGAAAACAAACACTGGAAATGATCAGATTATTTGATATACAAAACGGTAAAGTAGTTCCCTCTGAACACTGTTATACCTTAAAATTTTTAAAAGACATCATGGATGCATATCCTGACCAACACTTGAGCATTTATGCATACCTGTTTTATATGACCTGTCCTAACCCGGACTTAAACCCATTTTTTGATGTACCAGAAACGGAAAAGGAAGAGATCATTCTTGGTGAAGTTGACGCTGATTTTTCTACAGATGATGATCTTATTGTTGGTGCTCTTAAAAGGTGCGAGAAACTATATCAGACACCTACTTACAGAGCTTACATGGGTATTAAGACGATGCTGGACAGGCTGGCAAAATATATGGAGACAACTGATATAGAACATGGACGTGACGGTAATATTACTGCATTGGTTAATGCAGCTGCAAAGTTTGAAGCCATACGGCAGAGTTTTAAAGGGACACTTCGTGACCTGGAAGAAGAACAACAAAGCCAGGTTAGAGGTGGACAAAACTTAGCATACGATCAATGATAGCCCAGTTACCACTTGATTATAACACATGGGTCATTCCCGTGCTGAGCAATTTTTCCAGTATAGAATTATCCCAGGAAGAAATAGATCTTATTGACTATACAGCTAACCAGATTGCCAATGCCAAAAGAAAAGAAAAAGGTTACCTCAAAGATGCTCAGAGCCTGATCAAAAGATACACTACGGGACTGGGTGGTGAGATGGCCCTGGGAAAATTCCTGGGTGTAAGTATTGTGGATACCAGTGTGGGAGCTTCTGAAGATTATAACGTGGGAGACCTGAATAAGATCGGACTGGACATAGGTGTAAAGACGGTGGAGTATCCCAAGTTTCCTTTGGTACACACCCGGCCTGAACGGTGTGAGATTGTTCTGATCAAGCATAGGAATAAACATGTGTACAAGATCTGCGGGCTGTATACTCCGGAAACCATGATCCTGCACAGTTCACGTGAGCTGGTGGTGGATGAGAAAGTAAGAGAAAGTAAAACAGCTTTTTATGGCATTCCTTTTTGTAAAACATTTAAAACAACTGAAGATTTAAAACCATACTGTAGAGTGATGAAACTGGCAGACATGCCCTCCGGTCACGGGGGTGTGGAGCATCTGATAAAGACAGGTACTTGTCACAATTTTTAAAAGAATTGTGACACGGTCTGTTCCTAAAGACCACTTGGAGGTTCAAGTCCTCCCTCTACAGCTAACCCTTGAGAACATGAAAAAACAGGAAACATACCAGGATCTGGAGCCTGGTTATCATATGAGATCTGATGTAAAAGATGAGTACCTGCAGAGTTGGGTATTTCATTTTAACCCCTATCAGGAAATATGGTATGCTATCCCCCGGGATAAGTACATGGATTTTTGGCAGGGTCGTGAGATCAACGGTATCCAGAAGAGCAGAAGTCTATCTACACTTCTTGAGCTGATGCATAAGACGGGAGGAGACATTAACAAAATGAACAGTTTTGGTAAGTAATCAACCTGTTTATTTAGAGGTCCCCACTTACAAAAACGGTCAGTGGAGCACTACTTCTTTTGCTACACGTCAAGTTTTTTGTGCATATATCTTGACATTGTTCAAGGAACCGGGGCAGTATAACTTTGACGAAAGCAGTCTGATATTTAACCAGGAAGGCAGAAGGTTTCAAAAAGATGGGTTCTATTGTGCAGCTCCCGTAAAGACTAAAGATTATATCAACTACTGGGATGACCAGAAGAACAAGTGTAAGAAAGGCATCATTGTAGAGAATAACGGTACAAGTTGGTATATCAGCCGTGATTACTACATGTGGCTGAACTTCCTGCCTATTTATGACAAGGAAGAAAAACGGTTTGACTTTGCTAAAGTCAGAGATGCCCAGTATCATATGGCCCTCTATGAACTGCTGGCAGAACTGCATTACAAACATTCGGCTATCCTGAAAAAACGCCAGATAGCATCTTCATACTTTCATGCCGGTAAACTGATCAACCAATACTGGTTTGAACAGGGATCTGTATTAAAAATGGGAGCTAGTCTTAAGGACTATATCTCAGAAAAGGGTACCTGGCGGATGCTCAATGAGTATAAAAACTTTTTAAACCAGCACACTGCCTGGTACCGACCAGCAGATCCTGATAAAGTATTTTCCTGGCAGCAGCGGATCAAGGTCCGCATATCAGGCCGGGATACCTACAAGGGAAACAAGAGTATCATCACCGGTACTTCATTTGAAAAAGATCCTACCAACGGTGTCGGTGGTCCGTGTACCTACTTCTTTCACGAAGAGGCTGGTATTGCCCCCAAGATGGACATGACCTATGAGTACATGCGTCCTGCCATGCAGAGTGGTATGATTACTACTGGTATGTTCATAGCTGCAGGATCCGTGGGTGACCTGAATGCCTGTGAGCCGTTAAAGGAAATGATTCTTCGTCCGGATGCCAACGATATCTACGCAGTACAAACCAACCTGCTGGATAAAGATGGCACTCCGGGGCGGAGTGGGTTGTTTATACCTGAGCAGTGGAGTATGCCTCCGTTCATAGACAAGTACGGTAACTCCCAGGTTCCTGAAGCTTTGGAAGCTATTGTAGAGGAACGGATCAAGTGGAAACAGGATCTTAGTCCTGAACAGTACCAGCTCAGGATCTCCCAGAAACCAACCAACATAGAAGAAGCTTTTGCTACCCGTAAAGAATCTGTTTTTCCTCCACACCTGGTGGCAAGACAGCTGCAGCGGATAGCAGACAAAGAATACCCTTGTGAGTACCTGGAACTTTCCCGTAATGCAGAAGGAAAGATCATTGACAAACCCAGCCGTAAGCTGCCTATCCTGGACTTTCCCATCTCTAAGAAAACAGAGGATAAGGAAGGCGTGATCTGTGTGTATGAGCGTCCAGTTAAAGATCCTGCTTTTGGAACGTACTATGCTTCTATAGACCCGATTGGAGAAGGTAAGACCACTACCTCAGATTCTCTTTGTGCCATCTATGTATACAAGAATCCTGTACAGGTTGTAAAAGATGACGGTAACGGAAAAATAGAAAGTACCGTAGAGCGGGATAAGATTGTAGCCTCCTGGTGTGGCCGGTTTGATGACATCAACAAGACCCATGAGCGGCTAGAGATGATCATTGAGTGGTACAATGCCTGGACCATTGTGGAAAATAACGTGGCCCTCTTTATCCAGTACATGATCAGTAAAAAGAAACAGCGTTACCTAGTACCCAAGGACATGATCCTGTTTCTAAAAGACCTGGGAGCCAACCGTAACGTATTCCAGGAATATGGCTGGAAGAACGTGGGTACCATCTTTAAGGGAAACCTCTTATCCTACGGGATAGAATTCCTTAAAGAAGAACTGGATCATGAAACCAAGCCAGACGGGGAGATCGTCAAGACCATTTACGGTGTAGAACGGATCCCGGATCCCATGCTCTTAAAAGAAATGCAAGCCTACTATGAAGGTCTGAACGTGGACCGTTTGGTAGCTTTTTGTGCCCTTGTAGCCTTTGCCAAGGTTCAGCAATCCAATAGAGGTTTTGCTAAACGTGTAGAGGTTACCAATCAAAAATTGGATAACTCTCAAAAATTTAGTAAATTAAATTGGAGCCCTTTCAGACATATGGGAGGTTCCAAGAGTGAGTTACCCGGCTTAAAAAAGACCCGTAACCCTTTTAAAAACATACGTTAACCTATGGAAACGCCTCTGCACGCTCAGAAAGTAGCCATTCTTTCCCGCCTGATTAAAGAAACCAGCCTTACTCTAGAAGAGGCTTTATTGCTTTTAAAGGAAGAAGAGCAGGAAGAAATAGTTCCAACAGCAGTGACTACAAACCAAAACGGTACTGTAATTAGAAGTGGTACTACTGGGACATGGTCTCTTCCTTACTCCGGTACTGTATTTACTACTACTTCTGATAGCATCACTGCTAGTACAGCTAATCCTGTGGTAGGCACTTTTGCTTATACTTCAGCTGCAGCACCTGATTTAAATAGCTAATTATCATGCAGATATATAATGCCCTGGACCTAAAAGCCGGTAAAAAGGCTGAGTATAACAAGATGGGCACCCTTGTGCAGCCCATCCAGTTCTTGCCGGAAAAGGAGAAAGATGAAGACTGGAGAGCCCATAACCTGGACTGGTTAGAGTGGCAGGGTATGAAACAGCTCAGGCGTAACGCCCGCAGGCTGATGAAGAACTATAAGCTGGCCAAGGGTATTATAGATAAGACAGATTATATCATTGAAGAGGATAACGAGATGGCAGATCTGATAGATACTCTTACTAAAGAGGATGCTTCTGCCCTGGAACTGAAGTTTTATCCGATCATTCCTAACGTCATAAACGTACTGTGTAATGAGTTTTCCAAGCGTTCATCCCGGATTATGTTTAAAGCCGTGGATGATATCTCGTATAACGAGATGCTGGAGGAAAAACGTAAGATGATTGAGGATGTCCTGCTGCAGGATGCCCAGTTAAAGATCATGTCTGAAATGCTTGCACAGGGTGTGGATATGGAGAGTGAAGAAGCCCAGCAGCAGATGGCTCCGGATGTCCTGAAGGCTCTTCCACAGATTGAAGCTTTTTTTAAGAAGGATTACCGGCTCATGATTGAGGAATGGGCTTCCCACCAAATGCAGGTGGATGAAGAACGTTTCCGTATGGACGAGCTGGAAGAGCGTGCTTTTAGGGATATGCTGATCACAGACCGTGAGTTCTGGCATTTCCAGATGCGGGAGGATGACTATGAGATTGAGCTCTGGAACCCGCTGCTGACCTTCTACCATAAATCTCCTGATGTCCGCTATATCTCCCAGGGTAACTGGGTGGGTAAGATGGACATGATGAGTGTATCAGATGTCATTGATAAGTTTGGCTGGATGATGAACCAGGAACAGCTGGAAGCCCTGGAGGCTATCTATCCTGTTCGTTCTGCGGGCTATCCTATACAAGGCTACCAGAATGATGGTACCTACTATGACCCTACCAGAAGTCATGAGTGGAACACCCAGTTGCCTTCTTTGGCTTACCGGCAGTTTACTTCTGTTTATGACTCTAAGTTTGGAACCGGTGACATTGTAGAATGGATCCTGTCAGACTCTGAAGATACCCAGGACTGGGGTAAAAGTCATCTCTTGCGTGTAACCCAGTGTTACTGGAAGAGCCAGCGTAAAGTAGGACATCTTACCAAAATCACAGAAGAAGGTGAGATCATACAAGATATCGTATCTGAGAACTACAAAATCACTGAAAAACCACAGTATAATACGGCAATCTATAAAGACAAGACCAAGGAGAACCTGATCTTCGGGGAACACCTGGACTGGATCTGGATCAACGAAACATGGGGTGGTATCAAGATCGGACCTAATCGTCCGGCATTCTGGGGTATGAATAACCCTGGTGGTATCAATCCTATCTATTTGGGTCTTAATGGTGGTAAGCCTGGACGTATTCCGTTCCAGTTTAAGGGTGATAATACACTCTACGGCTGTAAGCTTCCTGTGGAAGGTTCCGTCTTTGGAGACCGTAACACCCGCAGTATTTCCCTGGTAGACCTGATGAAACCGTACCAGATCGGGTATAATATCGTCAATAACCAGATTGCAGATATCCTGGTAGACGAACTGGGTACCGTGATCATGCTGGATCAGAATGCCCTGCCCAGACACTCTATGGGTGAAGACTGGGGTAAGAACAACTTTGCCAAGGCCTATGTGGCCATGAAGAACTTCCAGATGCTGCCGCTGGATACGACCATTACCAATACGGAGAACCCGCTGGCCTTTCAGCATTACCAGGTCCTAAACCTGGAGCAGACCAACAGACTTATGTCCCGTATCAACCTGGCTACTTACTTTAAGAACCAGGCATTTGAAGTTATCGGTCTGAACCCTCAGCGTATGGGTCAGCAGATCGGTGCCGAGACTGCTACCGGCATAGAGCAGGCTATGAATGCTTCTTATGCCCAAACAGAGCAGTACTTTATCCAGCATAGTGATAATCTAATGCCACGGGTGCACCAGATGCGTACAGACCTGGCCCAGTACTATCACTCCAACAAACCCAGTGTAAGACTGCAGTATATAACCGGTAATGATGAGAAGGTAAACTTCCAGATGACCGGTACAGATCTTTTGATGAGGGACCTGAACATCTTCTGCACCACAAAGACTAACTCACGTGCCGTCATGGAACAGCTCAAACAGCTGGCTATGAATAACAATACCACGGGAGCTTCTATCTATGACCTGGGTAATGTGATCAAGAGTGAGTCCATTGCTGAGCTGACCGGTGTACTAAAGAAGGCTGAGGAGAAAACTCAGGCTCAGAAGCAGGCTGAAATGCAGCAACAGCAGCAGATGCAGCAGGAAATGCTGGCCAGCCAGGAGAAACAAAAGCAGATGGAGCTTGACTACCGTGCCCAGGAAGCTGATAAGGACCGCCAGAAAGACATCACCGTGGCAGAAATCCGGGCAGCAGGCTACGGATCAGCCGTGGATATTGATAAGAACCAGCGTTCTGACTTCCAGGATGCCCTTGAAAACATCCGTAATGAGCAGCGTTACCAGGACCAGATGAACCTAAAACGGGAAAGTGAACTGACCCGTAAGGAACAGGGTAACCAGAAACTCCAGATTGAACGGGAAAAGCTTCAGACCCAGCGTGAGATTGCCAACAAACAGCTGGAAATAGCCCGGGAAAATAAGACCAAGAGTGAGCTTGAGGCCAAAGGAAAGCTCCAGAAACCGTCTAAGAAATCTTGATACTGGTTTTCACGTCTATCTGCACAAGATTTCCTCTACAATATTTTAGAATTTATAGCTCTATTATCCAGCCTTCTGCATCTGCAAGGAGCTGAAAAGTAAATTTTTATAGTTTAAAGTTGTATATTCTTATTGTAGAACTATTCTATAAACCAACCAACAACGTATGCCTAATGAAACAGCATCTGTACAAACGAATGTACAACAAGTAGACCTGGATTTAGATAGCTGGCTTGGAGCTCCGGGAGCAGAAAGTATTGTTACCCCAGCCGCTGAAACCGCTAAAGAACCCAAGACCAACATATTCTCCAAGACAGGTTCAGACCTGAAATTCCTGGACGAGGAAGAGGAGAAAAAAGAAGAAGTTGTAGCTAAGAAAGAAGAAAGTGTAGAGGTTCCACGTGAAACATCTACAGAAAAAGCTGCAGAGGTTTTTGATGAACTTTCCCAGGAAGAGGAAACAGAAACCAAAAAGTCAGGCCGCCCCCGTACAGAAAAGTCCGGGCTGGTGGAGTTCCTGAAGAAAAGGATAGAGTCAAAGGAAATGTTTGCCTTTGATGACTATGATGAAGGTAAGCAGAGCCTGGATGAGTATCTCTCCGGACTTGGAGAAAAGGACGTAGAGGAGCTCTGGCAGGCCAATGTAGATAATATGAAGAATGAGGTGGCTTCTAAAACACCTCAGGAGTTTTTTGAAAGTCTTCCCGATGAGTTGCAGTATGCAGCCAAGTATGTGGCAGATGGCGGACAAGATCTTAAAGGTCTTTTCCGGGCCCTGGCCCAGGTAGAAGAAGTAAGGTCCCTGAACCCGGCTGATGAAAATGACCAGGAAGGGATTGTAAAATCTTACCTGCAGGCTACCAACTTCGGTACCGAGGAGGAGATCCAGGAAGAACTCAACACCTGGAAAGACCTTGGTGTACTGGAAAAGAAAGCCAAGCAGTTCAAGCCTAAGCTGGACCAGATGCAGGAGCAGATCGTGCAGGCCCAGCTCCAGGAGCAGGAATCCCGTAAAGCCCAGCAGGAACAAGCTGCCCAGGCTTACATGCAGAATGTGTTTGAGACCCTTCGTTCAGCTGAGATCAATGGTCTGAAGCTGGATAAGAAGACCCAGGCCCAACTGTATTCAGGACTGGTACAACCCCAGTACCCGTCTATATCAGGCCGCCCGACAAACCTGCTCGGACACCTGCTGGAGAAATACCAGTTTGTAGAGCCTAACTACTCACTCATTGCAGAAGCCCTGTGGCTGCTTTCTAATCCTGATGACTATCGTCAGGCCCTGGTAAAACAGGGAAAGAATCAGGCCGTAGAGCAGACTGTAAGACAACTAAAGACAGAACAGTCACGCAAGAATATTAGTACAGTTCCGGATGAAGAGGAACAGCGTACACGTAAGCTTGTAAGACCTCAAAATATTTTTAAACGCTAATTTTTTAATTTTTTAACCCTAACTAAATCCGCCCTATGGCAACACCTGTTTTGAACAATGGTATATTTCTACGGGATACCAGCTACCAAACTAGCTCGCACGTAGACTCATACCACCTTTCAAACCTCCTTAAGAGTGCAGAACCTACAGACCTCGGTCCTGTAGATCTGTGGGCAATGGTACAAAAGGTAGAAATGCCCCTGTATCAAATGTCCTCTTTCGGTGGTAAGAACATTATCTCTGTAGATAATGCCCGTGGAGAGTATAAGTGGCAAGTTCCTGTTGCACAGGACCTGCCGTATATTGTTGAAGATGTAGAATCTGGCAACAGTACAAAAGGTATTGATGGACAATCCTTCAAGATTAAGCTGAACAAGCGTTCTTTTGGACATGGTGACATCATTACTTATGACAAGTATAACGGAGTTGAAATGTACATCACTGCAGATGATATCATTCCTGCAGGTGACGGTTTCATCTACACCGTTCAGCTTGTAAACAATGACTCTACTAAGTTTTTGGAGAACAAGTATGTCCGTCAAGGCACCAAGGTGTTCCGTAAAGGTTCTGCCCGTGGTGAGTACGGAGAGAAATTCTCTGATCTTGGTAACGTTTCTGCCGGTTTCCGTGAATTCTATAACTACGTTGGTGGTGCAGAAGCTCACGTTCATTACTCTATCTCCAGCCGTGCTGACCTCATGATGAAGGGTGGCATGAAGGCTGATGGTACTGTACCGGTTATTGAGCTGTGGAGAAACTTTGACAAGTCTATGGACCCTTCTATCAACTCTCTTGAGGGTATGGCAGAAAAAATGGGCAAGGACTATGTTAAGAAGGCTTACCAGTCTGGTCAGTTGACCCGTTCATTCCTGACTACTCTTGAGGCTGCTCACCTGACCAAGATTGCTAACGACATTGAAACCTACCTCATGTGGGGACAGGGTGGAAAGGTTAAGCAGGATGGTCCGGATGATATCCGTCTCTCTGTAGGTTTGTGGAAGCAGCTTGATAACTCCTACAAGCGTATCTACAACAAAGGTTCTTTCAACCTGGATCTGTTTAAGTCTGAGATCTTCAACTTCTTTAATGGTAAAGTTGAGTTTCAGGGTCCGGATCCTAAGCGTAAGCTGGTTGTACAAACCGGTTTGGGTGGTATGAAGCTTGTTAACGAGGCTATTAAGAAAGAAGCTATCAACTCTGGTCTTGTTATTGATGCTACTAATATTGGAGCTATCAGTGGTAAGGGTATGGACTTGAACTTTGGTTATGCATACACTCAGTATGTTATTCCGTTCTTGGCCAATGTTCAGTTTGTTCTGAACCCTGCTTTTGATAACATCCATACCAATGACATTGAGAACCCTATCATTGACGGTTTCCCTCTGTCTAGCTACAACTTCATCATTTTTGACATTACTGAGAATACCAATGATAACATCTTCTTGCTGAAACTCTCCTGGGACAATCAGCTGAAGTGGTTCTATCAGAACGGTACTATGGATTATATGGGCCGCACACAAGGCTTCCAGTCTTCTGGAAACTTCAACGGTTACCGTGTATTCATGACTCAGACTATGCCTGCAGTGTGGGTGAAAGACCCGACTAAGGTGTTGAAGATTGTTATGAGGAACCCTGTAACAGGCGGTTCATTCTAAACATAAGCTGGTGTTCTAACCCCTGAAGAACCGTAATTCTTCAGGGGTTAAAGAACCCGGTGGTGTGCCCCCTCTAGAATAATGTTCTAGAGACCAAAACCTGTGGTAGCATACATGATCTGATCAATCATGAGGACTTGCAAACCTCCACAGGTTCATAGAAATAAAACTTGTAAGAATGAGTAAGAAAGTAAGAGTAGGAGAGATGTTTAAGACAGAGAACTTGGATAAGAAAAAGTTTTCTACTGAACAACCCTACTACCTGGCCGTGATGGTAAAGTACAAAGTAGACGGAAAGTGGAAGAAGAGATCCCTGTTGTTCACAAAAAGTGAAATGGACAGGGCTGCTGACCGGGCTAACAAACAGGTAGAAGGTAAGTTAGAACAAAGTCTGATCTCCAAAATACTTGACTAGAAAGTATCGCAAAGTGCGGTACCCTTTTATAAACCAAACCAAAAATGAGTACAGTAACAGTAGTAGAAAAGTATCCACAGAACAAAAGATCATCTATTGCAATCAGACCCTATTTTGATCCTATTGTGGACAACATGGGTCTTCAAAAGTACGGCCTTAGTCTTTTTGACGGAGCCTTTCACGAAGAACAGCTGGCATGCCTTGAGATCAACGGTATCAAAAGATACCTTACCGGTCTCAATGAGTTTGCCCCAGAAATAAAAGGGCTTTCTCTAGACGAGCAGGAAGCTAAAGTCAAACAGATCAGAACCGTTGTAGCTCAGTTAGAAAAAGAACTGGCTGCTAATGTAGTGGATCCCAATGACGAACAGTTTTGGAATAAAATAAGGTTGCTGAAGCCTGATAATGGGGACTTCTGGGATAAAATTAAGATCCGTTGCTCTAATGAGCCGGTCTATTTGGATCCTGAAAAAGATCCTTATGATCTGATTAGGTTGTATGCTATAGATGCGGGTGGTTTTTCCATTGTAGCTAAGAGTTTGGAAGAAGCCCGCAGAATGCCGGTTCCTCCCAAGTTTTACCTGGACAAACTAGAGGAAACAGCTTCCATACAGACCGAAGTAAAGAAAATGCGTAACAAAGCCCTGGCTGAGTTGCAGAAGCTCTTTGACAAGAATCAGAACAAACTACTTTATGTAGCAAAGGTGCTGGATCCCAACTCTGCTCAGTACAAGAAAAGCACCCCTAATGATATTATCTATGATAACATGGATAAGTTTATTAACGGGGACCTAACTGAGAAGGACAAACGTAAGACCGCACAGCGTTTTATGGATGCTTGTAACCAGAGTATGGAAGATCTGAAGATCAGAGCTATCATCAAGGACTCTTCTTATTTCAAGTTCATTGCTACTAAAGCTGATGGTTTTATCTACCACATGCAGAGCGGTTCTGTTCTTGGACGTACACCTAGTGATGTACTGGAGTATCTGAAGAACCCAATGAATGAGGAGATCTTAAAAGACCTGATTTTGAAGACAGAAAAGTACTGGAACCAGTAAACTATGCTAACAAACAACCTCCTGCAGATAAAGATTAAGCAACGGCTGAACAAGTTGGCTTCCATGGACTATGACAACATTGAGTGTTGGCAAATCCAGGAGGCCTTCAATAAAGCCCAGCTTGAGTGGGTCCGTAAACAGATGTACGGACTCAATAGCCGCAGAGAGGGTAGTGAGCAGTCTACTGGCCTGGTGGATGACCTGCAGCAGATTATGACCAGTAGGGAAACCGCTGGGATCAAACGCAGGGGTTTCTATGAGATCCAGCTACCACAGGAGTATCTTTACTTTGTACGGGTAGATGCTTTTGCCCACAAGTCCTGCTGCCCTGAAAGACGCAGGTTGACAGTATACCAGGCTGAAGAAGCCAACATGGGTGTACTGCTGACCAGTGATACTAAAGGACCCAGCTTTGAGTGGGGAGAAACCGTATGTACCCTAGTGGGTGACACCGTCAGGATCTACACAAACGATGAGTTTGAGATCCGGGACGTAAGTCTGGTGTATTATCGGGAACCCCGTCAAGTACATTTCCAGGACTGTGCTAACCCTGATAGCGGAGGCATTTATGAAGAGCCTCAGCAGTGTGAGTTTAAAGAAGACATTGCTGAGATCATTGCAGACGAAGCAGCAGCTATTCTGGCAGCAGATATGGAGAGTATTAACCAGTACCAGCGGCAAACCCAGGAAGTACAGACCAATAGTTAATTATGGCACTACAAACTATACCCCGTCCTTCAGCCTCTTATGGAGGTGGCTCATTGGAAATGAAGACCGCAGCCTGTGTAACTGAACTCATGAATGCCCAGGTAAGTTTTCATAAGCTTCATTTGAAAGTACAGGGTCCTGGTTCATTTGCAAGCCACAAAGCTCTCAATGAACTCTATGATGCCCTACCTGGTCATGCAGATGATTTGGCAGAAGGTTTCCAAGGTGCTACAGAAAAGCTGTTGGAATATGCTGATACAGCTCCCCGATCACTGAGTTCTGTACAGGAAGCTTTGGCTTATCTGAGAGAATTAAAAGAGATGATTAACTCTCTGCAAGGTCTTATGCCTTACAGTGAAATTGTTAATGATCTTGACAATGTAAAAAGTACCATTAACAGCATCAAGTATAAGCTGCTGTTCTTGAAATAATGTGTTTGTTTATTTATCTTTTATTTAACCCTAATCCCTAAAAACTATGTATTTTCCCAATTCGTTTAGGAAATCGTTTTTGGTTTCCTCCGGCACCCTAGCATCAGGTGTAGCTACCAACGCCCTCTCTGCAGGACAGATTGGTATGTACGCACCTACCAGTGCTACCAACTCTACCCTGGCAACAGTTGCTGCCGGTGTTACTCCATTCCTTGTTATCCAAGGATCTTACTACGCAGCTGATAAGATTGGATCTCATGGTGGTTACAAAGAGTCTATCAAGTCTAAGCTTGTAAACCCTAAGTATATCAGCCGTGTTATCCGTGTTACAGCTAAGTCAGCCGTTAACCAGGTTGTACGTGTTACAGCTAACGGTACAGGTTTGAATGCTGATGAGACCTACAGACTCCGTCTGGATATCAAAGGTTCTCCGGCCCTTCGTTTCCTGAACCACCAGTTGTACAAGACCGTTGACCATTGGGCAGGTTGTGCTGATACTACTACTCCTAGCTTGAAGAAAGACCCTGTTGTTGCTCTGCTTGCATGGAAAGATCAGATTAACAACACTCCTTTCTTTGACCAGATGGTTAAAGCCCGTGTGTACAAAGCTGCCGGTGCTGCTGCAGCTGCTGCTTCTGTAGCATCTATCACTACCACTAGTGCTGCTATTACCTGGGGTACTATTCCTGCTTATGCAGCAATAGGCCAGAAAGTAAGCGGTACAGGTATTCCTGCTAATGCGTTTATTACTAACATTGTTTCTAACACTGCTACTGTAACGTATCCTACTCAGGCAGCTGCTCCTACCATCGGTGGTACTGTATCTGTAAGCTTCTGGAATGACCTTTATTCTGAGGCTGTAACTGGTTCTGTGTTTATCCCTGGTACTTCTGTAGTGTCTGACACTTCAGTAGCTACTTCAGGTAACGGAGCTGTTGTTTATACTGCTGATGCAAACGCAGCAAGCTTTACTTATTCTAACGGTAAGCCACACATTGAACTTACCCTTGGATATGCAGAGACTGTATTTGGTAACTGTACTTTCACTCCTACTGATAAGTATGAACTTGAGCCACTGGTTGCTTATGCAGCTGTTGTGGACGAAAGCGGTGATCCTTGTATTGTTGCTACTTTTGATGCTAACAGTGCAGCTGTTTCTGCATCAAATCCTTACCTGTCTAGCCATGGTGTTGAAATCCAGGCTCCTGTACAGGCTACCGGTTTGGGTGAGACCCTGCTCCGTGAGTTGATCCTTGATGGACGTTATGCTCAGAATGCTTACCCTGATTCTTCACGGGTAGACAGCCTGCGTATGCGTGAGATTGAGTCTGATCCTGCTCTGGCTCAGGTAACCCGCAGTGGTTTGTATGAGAAGGTTCTTGTGCTGCACAATGTTCCACGTTGGAATAACCCTACCAGTACTTTTGATAACGACCAGTATTTGCTCGTTTTCAACGTAGCTAACGGTACTTCTACCACAGCCATTTCTAACTACTTTATTACGGCTGCCAACGCTGCTCAGGGTGCTAACACAATTGCTTTGGAGACCTACTAAGCAATCGGTATCCTATAAAATTGGGAGAGTGTACGTCTTGTACACCTCCCTTTTTTGTTTTGGAGAAGTGCATGAAAAGAGCTATATTATTATTGAGAACTTGTATTTAATTTTGTATAACTTTCCCAAGTTTAAACACCATGGCAAAGCACCAGCTTAGTCTAGAAATGCCAAATAGCAACAATCCCTGTGTTTTACGTGTTTTTGACACCAGTACATATGCAGAAGATCTACAGATTAACTGTGGCTATTTGAGGATTACTTCCCCAGGTTTTAACCTGCCTGTGGCTATTGAGGTTCAACCCCATTTTAACCTGGTGCTAAACGCCTGTACCCTTGGGCTACAGACCCAGGGTTGTGGTACAGATTCTCAGGTTATTCCAGATGGTATCTATGTAATCAATTATACGGTTTCTCCCAATTCCTCTGTTTTTACAGAGTATAACTATCTAAGGGTCACCCAGACCTATAACCGCTACATGACTTTACTTTCCGAACTGGAAATGGGTGCATGTGAACCTACTGCGGATATAAAAGAAAAACTTCAGGAGCTGCGTCTGATTAAGAGTTTTATTGATGCAGCTAAAGCAAAGGTAGAATATGCTCATGATCCGGAATCCGGCATGGGGCTGTTTATCTATGCTAAAAAGAGGCTGGAACGCTTGAGCACTCTTTGTGCTATCTGATATTAACCAACCCAAACCAATATGAGAACTTGTCCTAACTGTGGTGCACAGATCACCTGCGGATGCCAAGACAGAACTGCTTCAGATGGTAACCGTGTTTGTAGCAATTGTGTAGCTTATTACGAACAACAACTGGCTGCTTCTAAACAGTCTCCACAACAAAATGAGAACACTACTAGCCAATAAGACTAAGCATTACAAGAATTTTGCAGAGGCTGTAAATAAACTTTACCGGGGTATCCGGTATGGTCTGGATTCCTGTAAACCGGATGCAGACCTGGATCTGGCTATGATCCGTAAAGAAATGGTAGACTGGCAGGAGGATGAAGACGGTGCAGCTCTGACACAAACCAGTATCCAGTACCAAACCTGGCTTGCCGTTAACTATGATGATACACTGTACCCTAGTGGCGGCACAGGATATATACATACATCTAGTCAAACCGGTCCATTAGGACTTAACTATATTAATCAGACCATACAGAACGGCCAGAATGTTATTGAGATCAACACCGGGGGCTGTATTACAAAAATTAATCTTAACCCTGCTATTACTGTAAACCAGGGATCAGGATCACAGTTTAGCTACCACCAGTCTGTAGCAGCCGCTACTTGGACGATCAACCATAACCTGGGTTATGTACCCAATGTTACTACGGTCAATGAGAGTGGTACAGAAATTATCGGTGTGGTCACTACACTGAACTCAGCCACAGCCGTTATAGAATTTTCAGATGCAGTAGCCGGATACGCTTACCTATCTTAATAGCTTACCATGCCCGTTGTCAAAAAATATTACCATGATATTGACCTTGACAATAACCAGCTTATCAGTGCTGTTATTGAAAACAGGACATCTGCACCTGCTACAGCTGTTGACGGGCAGGTCTACTACAATACAGTAGACAAGAAGATCTATTACTACAATGCCGCACTTAGTTTATGGCAAGAACTTGGAGCAGGAGGAGGAGGTGGTGGAGGAACTAGCCTACCTATTGGTGGTACAGCAGGTCAGATATTAGCTAAGATTGATGCAACCAACTACAGTGTTGAGTGGATAGATAATTTTACTTCCCAGGTTAAACACCTGGTTAAACTTGGCCAGAACATCAGTAAAGGTCAAGCCGTCTATGTATCATCAGCTGATGGTACAAATATGATAGTTTCTAAAGCTTCATATTTAATAGAATCTACATCAAGTAAAACAATTGGTCTTTTACAAACAGGTGGTGTAACAAATGATCAAGTTTATGTTATTACAGAAGGTCTTCTTGCGGGATTAAATACTTCTACAGCTAATGTGGGAGATCCTGTTTGGTTAGGTGCTGACGGAAATCTTTTATATGGAATAGCCAATAAGCCTTATGCACCATTTCACTTAGTAGTTCTTGGTGTTGTTACAAGAGTTAACTCTAACAATGGAGAAATTTTTGTACACGTATCAAATGGTTTTGAGATAGCAGAATTACATGATGTTTCTGCTTTAAGTCCATCAGACAATGATATTTTACAATACGTAGCATCAACTGGTCTTTGGACAAAAAGAGCAGGAAGTACTACAAATATTACAGAAGGTACAAATTTGTACTTTACAGATGTAAGGTCCAGGCAAGCTATATCTCTCACTACAACAGGTAACTCCGGATCAGCTACTTATAGTAATATTACTGGTGTTCTAAATATACCTGCTTATACACTGGCCGGATTAGGCGGACAACCTTTAGCTACCAATTTAACTTCTCTTTCTGGACTAACTTATGTATCAGCATCTTTTGTAAAGATGACTGCTGCAGGTACGTTTACCCTTGATACTAATACATACTATTTAGCATCTAACCCAAGTGGTTATACAACTAATACTGGTACTGTAACTACAGTGTCTGTTGTCTCTGCTAATGGTTTTGCAGGAACAGTGGCAACAGCCACAAGTACTCCTGCTATAACATTAACTACTACTATTACCGGTGTACTGAAAGGAAACGGTACAGCTATTTCTGCTGCAGTTGCTAATACAGATTATCAGTCACCTATAACACTCACTGTAACAGGAAGTTCGGGAGCTGCTACATTTAATGGTACAACTCTGAATATTCCTACTTACACCCTGGCAGGCCTAGGTGGTTTAACTAACCCTATGACCACCTTAGGTGATACTATTTATGGTGGGGTATCAGGTGCAGTAACTCGTTTAGCTGGTAACATAACTACAACTAAACAATACTTATCTCAAACAGGTACAAGCACTGTGTCTGCTGCTCCTGCATGGTCAGCCATTGCAGGTGCAGATGTCACTGGAGCAGCTCTGACTAAAACAGACGATACAAACGTTACATTAACTTTAGGAGGTACACCAACTACAGCATTATTAAGAGCAGCCTCTCTTACACTTGGATGGACAGGTCAATTAGCAGTAGGTCGTGGTGGTACAGGAGCGTCTACACTTACAGGTGTTGTAATTGGAAATGGTGCATCTGCTATGACAGCTGTATCAAGTTCAACAGCACTACAAGTTCTAAGAGTAAATTCTGGTGGAACGGGTTATGAATTTGCAACTATTTCTGGTGGAAGTTTAACTGATGGAGACAAAGGAGATATTACTGTATCAGCCTCTGGAGCTACATGGACAATAGATAACCAAGCAGTAACCTATGCAAAGATTCAGAACGTAACAGATGCAAGACTTCTTGGACGTTCTGCTGGTACAGCCGGTAGTGTCCAGGAAATAAGCATTGGATCAGGTCTTTCACTTTCAGGAGGAATACTTTCTTCTGTAGCAGGAGGTGGATCTGTTACCACGGTCTCTGTAGTTTCAGCAAACGGTTTTGCTGGTACTGTAGCCAATGCTTCAAGTACTCCGGCAATAACCCTGACTACTACTATAACAGGTATACTAAAAGGAAACGGAACCGCAATCAGTGCCGCTATAGCTAATACAGATTATCTGGCAGTAGATGATCCTTTATATACAGGTACACTATCTACTGGTAGTTTAAGTTTTGGACCGCAAGCTGCCAATCCTTTAATGGCTCTTGAATCTTCAGTAAACAGCTATAACCAGTCTCTTATACAGAATAGTAATGCTGGCACTCAGGCATCTTCAGATATTATTGTTAATAATGACCAGTCTACTGATACTACGTTTTACGGAGACTATGGTATTAATAGTTCTGCCTATACAGGCTCAGGAAGTATTTCACTACCTAATGCAGTTTATCTATATTCAGCTGGTGGACCGTTAGTTTTTGGTACATTATCTGCAGTTGATATACACTTCTTTAATGATGGATCTACAACTGATTCAATGCTTATTAAAAGCACTAAGCAGATTCAGTTTAACGGATATACATCATTAACGTCATTTACAGGAACACTTGTTGGATATCTTGGTTTTGATAGTTCTGGAAATATTATAACTACAGATCCTCCTGCATATAGTGTTATTTCAGTTTCTACAACACATAACGAAACCGCAATTTTTGGAACTAAGATTATAAAAGCAGACACTACAGCTGGAACTTTTACAATTAACTTACCAACAGCTGCTAGTAATAAAGCAACAATTATTATTAAAAAGGTAGCTGGAACACCTGATTTAACAGTTGATGCCCAAGCATCACAAACTATAGATGGAGGATTGACTGCAATACTTAGAAGAGTAGATGAGTCAATTACTCTTGTTTCAGATAATTTAAACTGGCAAATAGTATAATATTATGGCATATATTCCTTCTAATCCCAATGGTCAGGCAACAATGGCTAACTCAGCCCCTGTTGTTATTGCATCTAACCAAAGTGGAGTACCAGTTACAGATAATGGTACTACTTTATCAATTGATGATGGTGCTGGTAGTATAACTGTGGACGGTACAGTAGCTGCCACTCAATCTGGTACCTGGAACATTACTAACATTTCAGGTACTGTATCACTTCCTACGGGTGCTGCTACTTCAGCTAACCAAACTACACAGATTACAGCTCTACAGTTGCTGGATAATGTGGTCAATACAGCAGGTAGTTCGGCTGTAACTAGCCTATACCAGGTCGGTGGTACAGATGGTACTCTTGCCAGGATATTATCTACCAATGCCAGTGGACATCTTAACATAGCAGACGGTGGTAACTCTATTACAGTAGACGGAACTGTTGCAGCCACACAATCTGGTGCTTGGAACATCACCAACATTACAGGCACAGTCAGCTTACCTACAGGAGCTGCTACAGAAACTACACTCTCTGCTTTAAATACTAAAGTTCCTGCTAACCTTACTGTTACCGCCACCAGGCTTTTGGTAGACGGATCAGGTGTTACACAACCTGTATCAGGTACAGTAACTATTCAGGACGGTGGTAATACCATAACAGTAGATGGAACAGTAGCAGCTACCCAGTCAGGTACCTGGTCTGTACGTACTCAGGATGGAGCTGGTAATGCGGTTACATCCAGGGCAAGTGGAGCCAGCAGACCTTTTGATGTGGCCATTGTAGACGGATCAGGTAACCAGATAACAACTTTTGGAGGAGGTACTGAATATGCAGATGGTACCACGGTAGCTACACCAACTGGGTCAGCTATTCTGGGTTGGGACGGTACAGCTGTCCAAGTGATCAGAACAGATGCATCCGGTGTCATGGCTATCCAGGACAACGGGGGATCTATTACTATAGACGGTACAGTTACAGCCAATGCAGGAACAGGTACATTTAATACTTCTGATGCCAATGCAGTATCCCAGTCTACAGCTACAGCTGCTCAGAAAGGATATCTTTCCCTGGCAGGAGTAACCGCTACATTACCAACCTATACAGCTGGAAACACCAACGCCATGACCATGACTACAACTGGTCTGCTCAGGGTGGATGGTTCAAATGTTACTCAACCTGTAAGTGGTACTGTTACGGCAGATACGGAGCTTCCTACAGCTGCAGCTCTTGCTGATGCAGCGGCTAACCCTACCACACCTACAGTGGGTGCAGCTAATCTTGGATTTAACGGAACCACCTGGGACAGACTAAAGTCTGAAGGTACCAACGCAGATGGAGAAGCTGTTGGTACAGCAGGCAGTTTGTCAGTATGTTCTCACGGTGAAGTATATAACGGTACTGCCTGGGACAGAATGCGTGCAGCTTCTGCCTTGGATGGTACAGGTGCTACATCCCATACAGGTATTCTAGGGGTACTTCAGCCTGGTAAACGTTTTGATCCTGCTAACTTAGGAACAGCTGTTAGCTCTACTTCTTCCGTTGATGTTAACGGTTCTAATAGCATAACGCTAGCTATTGAAACAACCACTACGGGAACTTATGTTATTGAAGCTACTGGTGATGGTATTAACTGGGGTAACCCGGAAGTGTTTGATGCGGGTGCTGATATTTGGGTTAGTGGTACAAGTTTAACTCCAACATTAGGAAAAGTTTATCAGATACTCTGCGGAGGATATAGAGCTGTAAGGATCAGAACCACTGCTACATTGGGTGCAACGGTAGCTCATGCTTTTAATGCCACCATGTCCCAGGCATTTTTGGGTGGCATAGACACAGGAGCAGCTCCCCATAACTTTGGATATACTACGTTCCACAAAGACGGGGAATACTCAACTACACAAACGGGTGCGGCTCTTTGGACACCTACCTCGGGTAAAAAGTTTGCAGTTACTGATTTTACCATCTCAACAGGCGGTACTACCTCCGGTATTGTAACCCTTTGGCAGGGAGCGTCCGGTGATACGGCATATACTACGGGAACAGATCCTGCTTTGTTCAGGGGTGAATTTGCACCTAGTGCTACCGCTAAGCCTGGTATTGCCAAAGTACTGACTGTACCGTTTGTCTCTACTACGGCTGATCATATACTCAGGGTGACTACTTCTGCCGCTATGACGATCTATGTACAAGTTAATGGTTATGAAATCTAATACTTATGGCTACTACCAGACTAATCAAACTGTTTGATAAGACCCCGGACGGGGAAGGTCATGTGGACCTGATTGCAGAGTGCAATGACTATGATGAAAATCAGATCCGTGTCAGGCAGTTATCCAGGAGTCCGTTTACATTCCAGGATACACTGACAGATGAAGAGATCATTGAAATTTTACGTACTAACGAATATTCAAGGTATTTCTAAATGGCTATAGCATTAAGAGCTGTCGGTGCTTGGGTGGCAACAACTGCAAACCAGACGTTTACCATACCTACCACTCCGTCTGCCCCGCAGGCTGGAGACCTGATGGTTTTATTCTATGGTACTAAACCTTATAACGATGCTCCTACTATAAATAACTCTTGGAGCGATGGAGGAGCTGCCACAGACGGTACAGTAGCTGCAGGTGTTGACGTTGGTTCTATGCAGGCCCGGATATTTTATAAAGTGCATACTGGTACAGAAACTAACCCCACTGTAACCAATGCCACAAACAACGTATCCTCAGGAGTTATTGTGGTCTTTTCTAAAGATCCTGCCAAAGCATGGGATCTTCAATTTGGAGGAGGTGGGGACAACACAGCCGGAACTGGTTTTAGTACAACCTCTACAGGTACTTTTTCTTTTGCAGTAAATGATGCGGTAGCTGCATTTTGTGCTATCCGTTCAGATGGTGGTACTCCAGGTACACCTACGTTAACGGCAACGAGTATAACATTCAGTGCTTTTGATACAGAGCCTGCTACGGCTTTTGTTACGCAGTCTGGTGGTGACATGGCAGCAATATCTGGCTTTAGTACGGTGACTGCAGGATCAGCGGTTGGTAACCTGACATTTACATCAACCCTGGCAGCTGCTCATACAGGATCTTCTTTTGCCATTAAAATGAGAGAAGTAGATCCTCCCGTATCTGATAGTTTTGATCCCTTTGGAACCATGGGATTTTTTGGAATTTAATTCTTAACCCAAGAAAAATATGAAAACTTATGAAGAACATTCAATCCATCAACGTATGGAAAAACGGAACAATCATTGCTGCTACCAAACTGCAGGTAAACATTGTATTTGATAACCTGCAGAATACAGCTACTTTTTTTTATCAATTACTGGAAGTTGTAAACGCAGAGTTTTTTCCCATTGCAGAAGGAAACGTATACATGGGTTCAACAGACTACACATCCTGGGACAGAAGTATTGATGATGCTTACTCCTATGTGGCCGGAGAACTAAACCTGACAATCGTACCCTAAAATATGGCATATCAAAAGACTGGATCCTCTTTAAATAACATTGTAGTCTATGACGCATTGGGTAATACCATATTACCTAATACGCTTAGGGTACTGGGTTTACAGACTGCTGGTATTGTAAAGACGGATGCCAATGGTCTTTTTTATGTAGACACTTCAGGAGTCCAGCCTCTAAATGCTAATCTTACTGCATTATCAGGTTTAACCTACTCTGCTCCTGGTGGATATGTTAAGATGACAGGAGCAAATACGTTTGTTATTGACAATATAAATTCAACAGCAGCTACGCTACAGGCTGTTACAGATAATGGTAATGATACTAATAATCCAATTATCTTAAGAAGTCCGGATGGGGCAAAGCAGTTTGAACTTAAAGTACTTAATAATGGTAATATCCTCTTTACCGGGGGCACGGGTTTTGGTTTACACTGTACAGGAGATATTGTAGCTTTTTCAGACGGAACGGGTTTTGGTACGGGTACAGGTAGTGGATTTGGATCCGGTCACACTATAGCTAGACTCCTGGTTCCATATGCACAAAGAGAAGTACTGAGTTTTGGAAGCATTTTTACAGTAACAGATGATGCTGCAAATAATGCTACTCTGATAGATTTTAATGCCGGAGCTTTATCTATCCCTACTTCACAGTTAACAGGTCTTACATTACAAGCTGTTACTGATGGGGGAAATATTACTAATGATCCTATTGTACTTACAAATACAGCAGGGACTTCTCAGGTAAGCATTACTGTAGATTCCAACGGAGATGTAATACTAACGGCTGGCGTTAATAAGAACTTTCATTTCTCAGGTGATGTAATTGCATTTAGTTCAGCGTCACTTCCCGGATCTACCTGGTGGGATAGTCTTCCTATTGCCACGGCCACCACACTTGGTGGTATCAAAGTAGGAACAGGTCTGACCATAGATGGGTCAGGAGTACTAAGTATTGGTGGAGGTATTGTCGGTCAGACTACAAACCTTTTAACATTTAGCAACTCTGGATCAGGAGCTTCACCAGGAATAACATTTAACGGATCCACCGCTGTTACGGTATCCTATAATACCATAGGAGCGGCAGCTGCCAGCCATACGCATGCTATTAGTGATGTAACCGGCTTACAGACTGCTCTGGATGATAAACTAAACGGTACCAGTCCATCAGGTAATATAGCTTATTGGTCAGGTACTAAAACTTTGACCGGAGAAACCGGATTTTACTGGAATACTTCTACCAAGAGATTTGGTATTAAGAACGCTGCTGGTACAAAAGAAGTAACCATAGAGGTAGACTCTAACGGTAATATCATCTTTACAGCCGGTCTTGATCAAAACTTCCATTTTAGTGGAGATGTAGTGGCATTTAGCTCACTGACACCTCCGGTTGCAACTTGGTGGGATAGTCTTCCTATTGCTACTGCAAGTACTCTAGGAGGTATTAAAATTGGTACAGGTTTAAGTATTAATGGCTCCGGTGTTTTATCTGTAACCACTGGATCAGGAGTAGGTTCTGTAACTTCTGTTGCATTATCGGCACCTACCGGATTCCAGGTATCCGGATCACCTGTTACATCAACAGGTACACTAGCTCTTTCATTTGCAAGTGGTTACTCTCTTCCAACAGATGCATCTCAAACTAACTGGAATACTGCATACGGGTGGGGAAATCATGCAACTGCAGGTTACCAGTTAACAAGTGAAAAAGGACAAGCAAATGGATATGCTTCACTAGATGGTTCGGGTAAAGTACCTGTATCTCAGCTTCCATCTGCTATAATGGAGTATAAGGGAGTGTGGAATGCATCTACTAATTCACCAGCTTTAGCAAACGGAACAGGAGATACAGGAGATGTCTACAGAGTATCTGTAGCCGGAACACAAAACTTAGGTAGCGGGTCTATATCTTTTGAAGTAGGAGACTACATTATTTATAATGGAACAGCCTGGGAGAAGTCAGACACTACAGATGCAGTTGCTTCTGTTAATGGGTTTACAGGTGTTGTAGTATTAACTACTACTAATATAACAGAAGGTACTAATCTGTATTATACGGATTCAAGATCCAGATCGGCTATAACACTGACCACAACAGGATCTAGTGGAGCGGCAACTTATTCTTCAGCAACAGGAGTACTAAATATTCCTACAGTTACCCTGGCTGGATTAAACGCAACCCTGCAAGCCGTTACAACTTTAGGCAATACTACTAATACGGGTATTGTACTTACAAACACAGCTGGAACAAAGTCAGTTACTGTATCAGTTGATACAAATGGTAACATTATTTTTAATGCTGGTACCAATCAGAACTTTCATTTTTCTGGGGATGTTGTTGCGTTTTCTGCTCTTACTCCCCCAGCTTCAAACTGGTGGGATAGTCTACCCATAGCTACTGCAACTACTTTAGGTGGTATTAAAGTAGGTTCTGGTTTAGCCATAGACGGTTCTGGTATTCTTTCTGTTACGGGAGCTGGTGTAGGATCTGTTACGTCTGTTGGGCTGTCAATGCCTGGTATTTTTACAGTAACAAACTCACCAGTAACATCTTCCGGTACTTTAACAGTATCTCTAAATACTCAAACTGCAAATACAGTATTTGCAGGACCAACTACTGGGGCGGCTGCAGCTCCTACGTTTAGATCACTTGTTGCTTCTGATATACCAGCTCTAAGTTACCAAGCAGTTCTTAATGGTACCGGTTATGTTAAAATGTCGGGAACTACAGTATCCTACATTTCTTCTATACCTAATTCAGATCTTGCCAACAGTTCAATTACTATACAAGGTACCTCTGTTTCTCTGGGAGGATCAGTAAACGTAATTAACGGTACCGGATTTGTAAAATCTTCAGGTACTACAATCAGCTATGACAATAGTACATACCTTACTACTTCTGCAGCATCTTCAACATACTTACCACTTTCAGGTGGTACATTAACTGGAAATTTAGCTGCAAATGCTGCAAGTGTTAGTTTTAGAAGATTTTCAATTATTCCTTCTGGTTATATTGAGTTAAACCCAATAAACTTTAGGTTTGACCAGGATTGTCTGCGTTATTTAAACAGATGGGGTACTGCTACTATTACAGCCCCTGATTTTACAAGTAATGAATTAGACGCTTTATTTAGTCAGTATGCTTCAAATGTAAACTTACAGGCTAAGACTCCCCCGGTATCAATTGAAGTAACAGGATTTAATATTGGCAGCAGTGCTAATAATACATTTTATCCATATGTGTTTTTACATTCTGCAAACCAGCTGGGTAACGTTAAAATGGAAGTACTTAAATCAGGTGCTCCAACGGTATGGGAAACAGCTTATGATGGTACTATACCATCTACAGGTTTTGTTATAGCAGAATATTCCTCTGGTAGCGGAAACCTTATTGGTGTAAGATGGACATTCTCTAATTATACAGCTAATCCTCACTATTTACGATCAATAGGATGTATAAGTAGAAATGGTGCAGGCTATGCCTGGAATATATTAAAGGGTGGAGACACAATGTATGGGGACTTAAATTTTACTTCTTCATACACAGTTAGAGTTGCAGGAAATCAAGTATTACATGCTGGAAACTTTTCAACTTATGCAGAACCAGCAATAACAGCTGGAACTGCAACTCAATATTGGAGGGGAGATAAAACTTTTCAAACACTTAATACTACAGCGGTAACAGAAGGTACAAATCAGTATTTTACTACAGCAAGAGTTCTTGCAACAGCTTTGACAGGATATGCTGTAGGAACAAACACTGCACTTGCAGCTACAGATACTGTACTAGGAGCCTTTCAAAAAGTCCAGGGTCAACTTAATGCTAAAGAACCTACTATTACGGCAGGGACAACCGCTCAATATTGGAGAGGAGATAAGAGTTGGCAGACTTTAAATACGGCAGCTGTTCCAGAAAGTGGTAATCTTTATTACACAGACGCACGTGCAAGAGCGGCTATATCTTTAACAACTACCGGTTCAAGCGGTGCGGCTACTTACAGTAACAGTACTGGTGTACTTAATATTCCTACAGTTACACTTTCAGGACTTAATGCAACTCTGCAGGCTGTAACATCTCTTGGTAATACTACCAATACAGGTATTATACTTACTAATACTGCTGCAACAAAGCAAGTAACGGTCAGTGTAGATACTAATGGAAACATTATATTTAATGCAGGACTTGACCAGAACTTCCACTTTTCAGGGGATGTTATAGCTTTTTCAGGACTTACCCCTCCGGCAGCTAACTGGTGGGATTCTATGCCTTATGCCACAACTACAACGGTAGGTGGTGTAAAGGTGGATGGTACTACCATAGTGATAAATGGCAGTGGGGTAATATCTGCAACCGGAACCGGAGGTACTTCTCTTAACGGTACAGGATATGTAAAGATGTCTGGTACCACAGTAAGTTATGTAGCTAGTATACCCAATGCTGACCTAGCCAATAGTGCCATAACTATACAGGGTACATTAACTTCTTTAGGTGGCTCGGTAAACGTCATTAACGGAACAGGTTTTGTCAGATCTTCAGGTACTACAATTTCTTATATAACCGGTACTTCTTCCCAGTTTGTAAAAGCAGACGGATCACTAGATTCTACTGCTTATACCACTAATCTGGGTACCGTTACTTCAGTATCTGGAACAGGAACAGTCTCAGGATTAACATTAACAGGTACAGTTACCACATCAGGATCTCTGACACTAGGGGGAACCTTGGCTGTTACAGCTTCTAACTTTTCCTCGCAGACAGCTAATACTTTTCTGGCCGCACCAAAC